CGATGTATCAGGCGCAGTATCATCCGTCCATGTTTCAGTACGCGAGGCGGCAAGATAAAATTTATCATTGCCGTTATAGATGTCTCTATAGAAAGACCTCGCCTGATGAAACCTTGCCTGTTCTAATAACAGAATGGCCATGTACTAACTCCTTAGTTTAACTCTTAGGAGTCAGATACAGTAACCGTCCAAGTGATTTTTAGTGTATCAGCAGCGGCCTTGTTCACCACGCTGAATACAGTCCTACAAAGTAGTGTTCCACCCGAACCAGCATTTAAGATGCCTGCCTCAACAACTGCTCCAGTACCAGTACCAGCGGGGAAGTCCCCAACATAAGCGACTGAATTTGAAGTAACAGTTGTAGAAGTCAAAGCGACCCTACCAAGTTCTGTTCCTAATGCGGTGTTACCAGCAGCGGCAGCAGTATTATCTGAACCGATTGCCATGTGCGACATTGCAGTAGCGGAAGCATCTTTCATACGAGATGCGATATAGTTAAGTCCGTTATTTACAACGACATTTTTTATTTCTTGGGTTTCTTTCAGATTCCCAAACTCATCAAACAACTCAAGAGTCAACCGACCCTTGGCGTCTAAGGCATTTTTTTGCAACATTGTTATCTCCTCTAATTAATTAGTTATTGCCTTGTTATTCCTTATTTATAAGAATTAAATTTAGTTTTTAAAAATTCACTACAGTATCGGCAACATAATCTTCGGCAAAGTAAGTTAAATCGACTGTATATGATTGTGATATAAGACTACCACTATCCCCCACAGCAACATCTTCATCTACAGAAGAACCTGTGAGGTCTATTTCTACATTGAAACTGGTAAGTGAATCAGCAGTATTTGAAGTATCTGTCGGCGCAGTTGTGACATCAAAACTATTTATAGCGTCAGCCATATTGTTTGTATCAGATGGATTGACACCGATATCGAATTTGTTTACCGCGTCAGCGATAGCAAATGTATCCGTTTTAACACCACCAAATTCTACGGATGGTGAATCTTGCATTAGTGATGTATCAGTACCAATCAACTGTGGTTCTATTGATATGGTATCATCACTAGTAAATGTATCAGCTCTAACAGCGGTTACTTCTTTTAAGTCAAACGCATCTTGCATAGAACCAGTATCACTTGGATTTACACCAATATCAAACTTGTCTACAGCATCAGCGATAGTAAATGTATCCGTTGGTCTAGGTTGTGCTTCTACAACTGGAGCATCTTGAGTCGTAAACGAATCAGTTGGATTTCTGAAGAATACGAATGATATCAATACAGACTCACCCATCTCTACTGTGTCTGCGAGAGAGTTAACCTCTACCACCAATGAAGTTATTGTATCACTAGAGAAAGCGTATGAAGTACTTCTTTCCGCGTCTGCATCAATAAGAAGTGTATATCTACCAGAATCATTCAAGAAGTAATCTAGGGCGTATTCACCAGTATCCGCTGAATCGAATTTAAGGTGAGCCTCTTTCTGAGGATTACCCAGTTCTACATATGCACCAGCATCATTTAAGAAGTAGTCACCAACAGCGAACCTTTCAACATAGTCATCCGAAGCAGTTCCATGTAACAAGAAGTATGGGTCACCAGTTTCAGTTCCATCTGAAGTCGCGTAGTAACTCCTAATACTTGTTCCTGTGTAAGTATATGGCCCATCTTCGTCTGAAGCACCAACTGAATCAGCAGGAGCAGTTCCTACATCAAATGAATTGATTGCATCGCCTGGGAATATTGAGTCGGGCCCTGCTTCTGCAATTTCGATATCTTTAACAACTGTTTCTTGTACCAGAATTTCTTCAATGTCTGGGTATACAAAGAACATGTAAACATCTGTTTCGACTGTAAATCCAGCAGAAAAATCAATATCCTGTTTAATTTGTAAATCACCGAACAAGGCAAATCCAGCTGGGTGAGCTGCTCTTTTAACATACTCTTTCCATTCGGATGCTTGTAATTCTGATTGTATCTGGTATGCGAATGATTGATAAACCAAATTATCATATAGTTTGTTCGCGTCTGATAAGAATCCGCCAGCATCTCCAGCGACACCACCAAGAACAGCATTGTAACCAGATTTAAAATCAACAACAGCAACATTGCCAGACGGTGATGATAATTCTATTTGGAAATCTTCTCTATTAAATCCTTGTCCTACTGCAAGTACTTCAAAGTTGGATGGATATCCATTACTATCTAGTGCCGTGACTCTAACATAAGCATTATTGGATACACCAGTTATTGTATAATCTTCAGCAAAAAAATCTGTCGCGTATACGCCAAGTACCGAACCTGTTTCATTGATAACATATGAGTCACCAATCTTAAATCCACCAGAGGTTGCACTTGAACCTGTTTTTATTGAATTGAAGGTTGCGGTTTTTAAAACCCTAGTAACAATACCCTTAATAGAACTAAAGACATCTCCACTACTAGTATCTGGGAATACTTCTCCAGCTAAACTAACAAAACTCAAAGTCAGTCCAGTAGATATTCTTAACTCTGGTAAATTATTATATCCAGCACCTTGGGTGTTATTTGTAAATAAAACTTGTGTTATCGCACCATCACTAACTCTAGTTTCCATGAGAGCGGTGGTAGTAATTGTATCCGAACTACTTGGAGTTATTTCTACACTTGGATTAGCAGCAAATCCAGAACCACCATCAATAATAATTGCTGTCTTAATTTTACCATTGGTGATACTATCTACTTTAAATAAAGCTCCTGTACCAGTTCCACCAAATTTTGTGGCGGGTATTTCTATTACTTCATTTGGATAGTAATCTACTCCATCATCGGTGACAGTAATACTAGAAACAGCATTACCAGCAATAACCACACTAAATGTGGCACCAGAACTTCCAGAACTATAATGTCCAGTAGCAGTTGATATCTCAATAAATCTAAATTTAACACTACCATCTACAACATCACCAGATTCGTGGTCTGGGCCTGTTCCACTTGTATTTGTAGTTCCACTATTAATCGCAAGGTATATCTTGTTATTTGCTTTTATGTAACTACCTTTAGAAATAGCAGTATTTGTTGTGTACGCGCTATCAATATATGCGGTATAATCTGAAGTTCCAATAGTATATGTACCATCAACCACGGATGGGTCTGGTGTATTAGTAGAACTTATTGTTGCAATGTCACCAGCAATTTCTGGTTGTAATATCTCATCATAAGAAACATTAGCAGCACCAGCGCCTGGCAAGACAAAAGTATTATCAATACCAGTTAAAACAAGTTCATATGCCTGTGGGTTTGTATATGCAATTTTTTTAACAGACTGACAACTTGCTCTTTTAGTAAAAGAATTTGTAACTGAACCAACTGATTGATAATAATGTAAATCTATTTGTTGGCCAACAAAATCTAATGGGTCATAATCTGTGGTAGTTGCATTAATATAAGTTCCTCTTTCATATATTTTTACAACATAATCTTGTTGCCATTTACTTGAAGAGGGTCTAAGAACAAATTCCTGTGCATTAAAAATACTTACTTCTTCATTGTATAGTATTCTGAATAAAAGTTTAATAGCTTCTGCACTACCTTTAGCAGTATAGAAGTCATTGATATTTTTTAGAACAAGACTTAATTTTGCACTTTGTCCGACAGGCAAATCTTTTGCATAGTCTTTATAGAATTCTTTTAGAAAATTATCATCTGTATTGATGCTACCATCATCATTAAAATCAGCATCTAACTTTGAGAGAAAATCTTGTAATACTTTTAGCGGGCCATGTTTAGTAATATCGGTTGTATTAGTTTGTTCCATGAACTCATAATACTTTTCAATAAAGGTTACGAATAATGTATGGTCACTTCTAATAAATTCTGGTAGTTGATTACTAACCAGTTTTGATATTTTTGGTTGTGAGTACACATCTGCTTTTGCAACAATATCGATTTCTGGTGTTAATACTGCATTTTGCCCACCCTCAATATGAGTTATACTACCAGTAACATCCAGTTCCGACCCTTGTCCACCAAGACTTGTTCCAGAGAATGATATGGTATCACCTTGAGCATAAAATACACCAGTTGTATTGGGTGTAATTGATGTAACAGCACCACTAGAATCGATAACAATATCAAATGTTGCGTTTTCCCCAGAACCACTAGTGCTGTCTGGTGATACAGAAGTATATGTTCCAGCATCTCGCGTAGAGTCAACTGCTGATGTATTAGTAACAGAAGTGGGATTACCTATTAACTTGACGGTTGGGGTAGTATGATATCCATCACCACCCTCAGTAATGATTATACTAGTGATTACACCACCAGTAACAACACTAGTAGCGGTGGCTTGTACAGGGTTATCTCCTGTAGGTGCGCTAATTAATACCGCTGGCGCTGTAGTGTATCCAGAACCGCCACTAGTGACGGCAATGTTTTTTATGTATTCAAGATATGATGGTATCCGATTAGTCATCCTGTACCCTTGATATCATAGTAACAGCAACACCTTGTTTAACATTGTTGGTGGTATCTACTTCGGAATCATCAAGGGACAATATTATATTTCTTGCTGGTAACGCGGTGACAGCATATGACTGTTCTTCGGTTGCACGAACCAAATCATCTGTAGAAATATTTTTTGAACTCTCATGTGGAGTTATGTATACCCTAACAACATCGTTAGTAGCACCACTTATTGAATCTATGTTTAGTGATGTTATGTCTAATGACCCTGTATCATAATCTATTGTTCCTACCGTACCCCCAACAATTGAGTTAGTTGATTTTGTTTTAAGAATTAAGTCACCCTTCGCAAGATTAAATCTTTGACCATTATATTGTTGTGATGCAGTAAATGTCTCATCTGGTTTATCAGTTATATAAACTTCATCCAATGCGCCGTTAATATTTGCAATAAAATAATTTGTCCTAACAGAACTTGCCAATAATTTATTGTTATACTTTAATTGATATCTGGTGGGAGTCTTTAAAGAAGGAGTTATTTTCTTCATTATTCTCATTTCTATATTGTTTGCAATAATAGACTGATTGGTTAAATCAAGTTCCTTACTTAACTTAGAAAAGAAAAAGTTTTTCTTCAATTCATTAACATTAGTATCAAAGTGATTTGTTATTTTTGTTAAAATTTCTGTTTTAATAGCATCAGAAGTCAATGTAGTAAGTTTGGGGTCATAAGTTACGGCAATGTTAAATCCTATAAACAATGTTTCCGCATCAACAAACTCAGTTACTAGTGATACTGGAAGTTTAGGATTTATAGTATTTTTTACAAGGTCATCTTTTTCTGTCTCTGTTATAACAAACCCAGTTTGAGGTTGTAGTGATATATAAACTTTTCCATAAACAGGCGGAATATTATCTTCTCCACCCCACACAGTAACAGATTTGATATTTGGATTAGACTGTTTTATTGCAGACTCATAATCTGAAGTAGTTACTACTCTTCCCTTTGCGGAATTAAATCTTGGTGCATTGAACCTAATACTATCTGTAGATTCTAATTCATATCCACCAGCAGAAGCAGAAACAACACTACCAGATATTATTTCTCCAGCACCAGTAATATTACTTGGGAAAGAGAAAGTTCTAGCACCATTTCCTCTTGTTCCATTTGAAATAATATATTCACATATAACAATATTTTGAACATCTAATTGTTTTCCAAGAACACCATCACCAAAAACAACTTGGTAGAATCCGTCTGACCTTTCTTCTAGATAATATATTGTAGAAGTAGATTTAACTCCAGTAATTTTTTCTGAAAGGGCGTATGTAGTAGCGTTATAATTTGTAATAGAGTTTTGAACCTTAACAGTCAGAGTAGTAGTATCAACATTATCATTGGGTAGTATTATTGGCCCAGACCTGTTAGAAGAATTAATAACTTCTGAAGTTTGTCCTCTTGTCCCCTCAACGAGAACTATATTTGTAAATCTAAAAGCAGACACTCCATCGACAGTAGATTTATCCACAGTATAATCTTTGTCTGGAACAAAAGTATAATTTCGTCCATTGATATTGGAAGTAAAGACTTTATCTTTTGAGAGAGTTAAATTAGTAGCGGTGTAAGATGATGCTGGTCTTACTGTTAGGTCAACGGTTGCCTTCGCGGAACGGGCTGACCTTGGTGTGTATCCCATAGTCTTCGCAATAGATACTACTGAATTTCTCTTAACAGCAGAATCAATGAAAGCCTCGTTAGATACCATGTGTGCGAGAACAGCATTATAATGTGTGTTATATGCTAATAAATCTACTAGAGTTCCTATGCCAGATGATTCAAAATCGTAATCTGCAAACTCTGATTGATTCTTTAGATGTAATTTTAGATTCGTTTTTATCGTATCGAAATCTAATTCTGTAACATTTTTAACTGCCATTTTTCTTCCTTCTTATGCAGAAATTATCTTAACCTGTCCAATACCATTCCCATTTCTTGTATACCATTGATACCTTTTATATAAAAGAATATCTTTACTCTAAATTGATTCTGGTTAACATTTGGGTGACACTCTACCTCTTCTACTACGACTCTCTTTTCCCAGTTCTGTATCGTTCTCTTTATTTCTGTCGCAAGACTTGTACCAGTAGTTAAGTCAACTGGTTCAAATAACAATCCGCGAATCGGGGAACCATATGTAGGTCTGAATGGTTTCTCATAATATTGGGTCATCAATAAGTTCTTCAGCGCTTGTTTGACTGCTCCGACATCTACTCGCCGAGCAATATCCTTTGTATTTGGATTTTTTGCAAATCCTAAATCAAAATCTTTGTAAATTGTAGTAGGTTGTTTAAGCATGTGACTATTTATAATACTTTATGGGTATGGTGACGCTAAGTCTTTATCTACAGTAGATTCTTTTGGTTCAACCGACAATCTTATATTTTTTAAAGAATCCTTGATTCTTTCAAATGTAGGTGAGAACCCTTCGTTCAATATTTCTTCAAAATCTATTTCCCCTCCTTCGAGTTGGAACTTAGCAGCGGTAACCTTAATAGAACCATCTTTTGCCTTTTCATAATTGGGCATTGACTCACATAGTTTTTCAATATCACCCCCAAACGACCTAAGAGTACCAGCTGGGTCTCGTAAGAAATCTTCCGCGATATTACCTTCACCGTACTTTTCTTTTAGTTCTTTTGCTTTGTTTACAAAGTCTACCGTTTGAACACCGAGATTAATTAAGTCTCCTATCTCTTCAGATAAGGGAATACCTTCTTTCAGTTGTTTCAAGGCACTTTTTAAATCTCCAAACTCCTTCTGAAAAGCAGCTTCAATTTTACCTTGAAGAATTCCAAACTTAACTTGAGCAGCTGTTATACCAAGTTCATTGGCAATACTATCAGCAGTCTCATCGATGGCGGTAGAGATTTTATCACTAATCTCATCAATACCGTCAGCGAGTTCACCAAATTGTTTTCCTATTCCTTTACAACTCATCTTCTATTCCTTATATTGGAGTTCCAGTTGAAGGAGCAGCACTTCCTCCGACACTATGAACATGAGTTTGAAGAATGGTAGTACCACCAGTAACCAATCCAGTAACAGTAAGAGCACCATTAACCAATCCTACACCAGTAACGGTTGTTGCACCAAGAATATTTGTAATCGCAGTAATACCAACTGTCGGAGTAACCGTCAAGATTGAAGCATTCGTCATTATCTGAGTTGTTGTTCCAGCAAGAACAGCGGCAGGTGTTCCAAATGTTCCCGGCAGAGCAGCACCAGTAACATTAGAAATAGTACCAGCACCAGCAATCGCGTTATTAATAAATCCAGCGCCTACTACGAAATTATTAATAGCACCAATCCCTGTAATGTTATTCTCAATTACACCAGCACCAGCCAAGTAATTTTGAATACCACCAACTCCAGTAGGATTCATAACAAAAGTTTTTTTGTTTCCAATCATTTGTACAAATGAAGGTGGCGCAACTGGGCCAATTCTTTCCACCATATCAACTTGAGCAGTCTGATTGATTCTATCAGAAACCAACGAGATTTGACTTCCTACTGGAGAGCCTGGCACTTTGGGTAATTTAGTAACAAAGGTATTGAGGTCTATTTTCTTTATCGCCTCTAATTTAATTGAACCACCACTAACAAAAGCATCAGCACCAACGCTTCCACCTTTCGCAAGGTCTAACAATGCATCTGGGTCTGGCCCAGTTCTTAAAGTTGTATTAACATGGAAGTCACCCTTGACTACATGTTTGAAATCTTGTCCACCAAATATTTTATGTTTCCCTTGAATAGTTTGGTTCATTTGGTTAGTAACTCTAAGTCGATAGTTACCCATAGATTTTTTATCTTTATCTGTAACTCCTACTTGACAATTAAAGTTTCCACCCACCATCATATGATATGTACTTTCTGTATCAATCAGTTCATGACCTTGTATTTTGTTTAGTCTATTTCCTTTGATAACATTATATGAGTGTCCACTTACATGTTCGTATTTGTTTCCTTTAACATTAATGTTATAGTCACCCTCAACCATTAGGTCAAAGTTCCCACCAACATACATGGATTTATTTTTTAAGTCAATGACATAATCATCGCCAACTATTTTTTCTACTTTAGTACCATCTGCTTGTATTTCTCTAAATGATCCAGCAGTATGATACTCATGAATTCTTTCAGCGCCTGGCGTATCATCAACCTCAAAGACATGACCACTCTCTGTCTCTCTTACATGGTTATATGGGTATTTTGATTCTGACTTCTCAACACCCTGTGGATGTGGTTCATCCCAATATGTAGGTTCATATGTTCCTGCCTTTACAGGAATTTTTTCTCCATCGTTATCATGTTCAAATGGAATTTCTATATTAGTCCATCCAGATATTTTACTTGCATATCCTCGCGGTATTTTTGTTATTCTTGAATCTCTTTTGCCTTTTAATGAATAGTGATTTTCTGAAGTGTCTCCGCCTCTCGCAAGTCGAGATGACGATGCTTCTCCTAAAACATTCTTACCAACATCAACTTCATCAACACCTTCAGCATCACCTGTAAGTTTATTACCAAGTTCATCTAATACACCACCAACTCCATCTTCAACAAGTCCTTTTACTTTATCAAGAAGACCTTCATCTTCTGACTTCTTTAATTCTTTTCTTCTAGGGTAAGTTCCAGTTGGGTCAAAAAATCCTCTCTGTGCTAATGCTTCTGGGGTCTCTGGTATTCCATCTGGAGCAGGAACATTATCCTCTACCCCAAAACACCCCATGATAACTGGTATCTGACTATCTTCACCATCAACAAAAAATCCAATCACAGATGAACCTTCTACTAATCCAGTAGGTGATGAACCAACACCCGATATAGCAGCTGAAGTAACTGGTTGCATGGGAATCGCCCAAGGTAAAGACTCAGTAGGCAAAATTGCTTTGTCTAGTGTATGATATCCTATGATACGGACGCGGTATCGCCCAAACTGTTCTGGGTCATGTCTATCTTCAACAATACCCTGCCACCAACTAAAATTTGGATATCTTATCATTCCATATCTCCCATACTATCTCTAACACATGTCAATCTCATTTGATGGTCTTGTGTAGCAGTAGTTATAGTGTGTCTAAGTCCTGTGATTGTATATAGACCAGACACCCTCTTATCGTAAACATCATCCGCACTAGTACCCCCACCCTTTTCCTGTGTGTTTGGAAAATTTAAAGATACCAACATACCCAAGTCAACATCTGTTCTACCAGCACACCCAAATTCAATTCGTAATCGTTTTAATTCTTCTACAGCAGTATCCCTAAAAGCAACATCTTGTAACATTCTCCAATCATATCCAAATGGTTGGTCATTCCATATTTGAGAAGACCCTATTCTTACATTTAAAGCAGACTTTGGATTTGAAATAGGAGAAAATTTTTGAGGAGTTCTTTTTTCTATATGAAAGAAATCTTGATATCCAGTAGGAATCACTCTTTTGTTTTCAGATAATCTAGCTCTATGTTTGGGAGTATAATCAAATTCCATGTGATGAGGTAACCTCGTTGTCATATCAAAACCAACCGTCATGTTTCCTTGATACCCAGATATCTGATCTTCTAGGTCATTTGTATATTGAGGAATAGTTAATCCAGACATAGTATTATACTGAGAGGATACAAAAGGACTTGAATAGGTATATCCAGAATGTTGTTTCCGTTTTTCGTTTAAAATAAAAGGCTCATCGTTGGCAGGGAGTGAATTGAATTCATCATAGATTACTCCATTTTCTTTATAGAAAGCATTTAATCTAGAAAGACTGACCACA